AGGTGCGCAAGTGATCGACTTTAATCCGGGCTCGATGGTCCGCACGGCAGACGTCTCGGCCATCCATGCGCTTATCGACAAGCTCCCGCCGCCATCCGAGAAGCGGCGCACCTATGTCGGCGCGTCCGCTATCGGCTCGCCCTGCGAGCGCAAGGTGCAGTATGAGTTCATGGGGCTACCCCACGACGAGGGCTGGCGCTTCAGTGCGCGAACGCTGCGCATATTTCAGCGCGGGCACATGTTCGAAAGCATGGCAGCGACGTGGCTCGTGGACGCCGGTTTCCATCTCAAGCAGACGGGGCGCGATGGCAAGCCGCTGGGCTTCCGCGTGGCTGACGGTTCGTTCGCTGGCCACGTTGATCGCGTGTGTACCGGCGGGCCGCTGCCTTTGGAGTATCCCTTCATCTGGGAGCACAAGGCGCTGGGGGCGAAAAGCTGGAAGGCAATCGAGAGCAGGGGCCTGGCGAAAGCCAAGCCCGAGTATGCGGATCAGGTTGCGGTCTATCAGGCCTATCTCGGCCTCACGGCGCCCGCGCTGTTTCATGCCACCAACGCCGACACGATGGAGGTGCTTCTGGAGTTCGTGCCCTTCGACAAGGCGCGGGCGCAGGCCGCTTCGGATCGGGCTGTCGCCATCATCATGGATAGCCGCGCCGGGGCCATGCGGCCGCGATGCACCGAGACGCCCGAGTTCTATGCTTGTTCAGACTGTCCGTTCAAGCGCCGCTGCTGGGGGGGCGTCTGATGACCATCGACTTCAATTTCGCCGACCGGCAAGGGAAGCCGGGCAACGTCACAGAGCTGCCAGCGGTGCGGAAGACGCGCGTCATGCGCGCGGTCCAGCTTCGCATCCGTGACCTTGTCCGCACGCTCTACCCGCACGCCACGGGCCTGAAGGGCGACACGGCGCGCATCGGCGGGCTGTCAGGCGAAGCGGGGCAATCCCTCGCCATCGCCCTGTCACCCATCGACAGCGCCGGGCTGTGGAAGGAGTTCAACGAAGGCGGCGGCGTCCGCGACAGCGGCGACGTGTTCGACCTGTACGCCCTCGCGAACGGGATGACACGCCGCGACCTTCCCCGCGTGATCGATGAGCTCGACGCATGGTGCGGGGGCTCGCCCCCCGCCTACGTCCAGAAGCGCCACGAAGCACTGGCGGCCAAGCCGCCGCCTCCGGTCAAGCATGAGGAAATCGTCAACGCCTTCCCCTACCTGTCATCGACCGGGGAGAAGCTGTTCGAGACGTGCCGTATTGAGTACCGCGACGACGCAGGCAACAAGGTGCTGCGCGAGAACGGCAAGCCCGAGAAGATATACCGGCCCCGGCGTCTCGACGGGTCATGGGGATACCCCCCCGGCCAGTGGTCGCTGTATCGCGTGCCCGACATCGACCGGACACAGGACGTGGTCCTGGTCGAGGGCGAGCCCTGCGCCGACGCCCTGAACGGCATAGGCATCACCGCGACGACCGCGCCAGGCGGGTCCAGCGTCAAGCCCGACAAGATCGACTGGCGGCCGCTCGCCGGCAAGACCGTGACCCTGTGGCCCGACAATGATGTGCCGGGCATCAAGTTCATGAACGAGATTGCCGCCCACCTGCGCACCATCGGTTGCACCGTCAAGCTGCTGGCCCCGCCGCCCGGCAAGCCTGAGAAATGGGATGCCGCCGACGGTCTGGCGGAAGGCTTCGACGTTGTCGGCTTTCTCAAAAGCGAAGCCCCGCCCGCCCACGGCCTTAGCGGCCAGTGGATCGATGACCTGAAGTACGTCTATGAGCCTGAAATTGTCGAAGACCTGATCCCGGCGCGCGGCGTGGGGGTCGTCTTCGGCCCATCAAGCGCAGGCAAGTCGTTCGTGGTCGTGGATTGGGCCATGGAGATTGCGAGCGGAGGCAAGGTCCTCGGCATGCACACGACGCCTTCAGGCGTCCTGTATTTCGCTGGGGAAGGGCAGCATGGCCTCAAGAAGCGTATCGTTGCGTCACGCCGTGAGCGCGGGCTGGATGATGTCGTCCTGCCCTTCAACGTCCTCTCGGCGCTGCTGGACCTGTCGAAGTCCGAAGCAAAGGACATTGACCGACTGTGCGCTTATGCGCGCGAGATCGCTGGCGAAATGACAGCAAGGGGCGCACCGTTGCGTGTCGTGTTCATCGACACCCTGGCAGCGGCCGCGCCCGGCGCGAACGAAAACGCCGGCGAAGACATGGGACCCATCATGCAGGCGTTTCATCGCATGTCCGAGGCTCTGGGTGTGGTGATCGTGCTGGTTGCACACACCGGGAAGGACGAGACGCGCGGAATTCGAGGGTGGTCAGGTATTCGCGCCAACATCGAATTCGCAATTGAATGTCAGGTCGAACGGGACCCAGACACCAAGAAGGTCGTCCGTCGCAGCCTGTTCTTCGAGAAAGCCAAGGATGGACCCGATGGGTTTACGCTTACGGACTACGACCTTGGGATCATCGAAATGGGCAAGAAGGTCAGCGGCAACCCCGATTGCACCTGCGTGGTCCAGTACCGCCCACCGCCAACCGAACCGACCGATGAAGAGGTTGCGCGGGAGCGCGAGGAAGCCCAGCGCCTGGCTGCGGACGAACTTCGCTCGCAGGTGCTGGGCGCAATTATCCGCGTCTCCGACGACAGGTGGCAATCACTCAAGTCCACGATTGAAGCCATCCGCGCCGCAGGCATCACCAGGCCAAGCCGCGACACCGTGCGCGGCTACCTCAAGACGCTCATCAGCGACGACCCCAACGGCCTCCGCGTGCATGTCTGGAAAGGGTATCGGATCGAGCTCCAATCTACCCAGCGGCGCACATCGCAAATCGATATCGAAATGCGCGTTTTGCGTGAGGAGCAATAGAGGTGGTGCGGGTGGTCCGAAAACATACCCCGCGCCACCCGTACCACATGATTTTATTGACTTTTCTTGGGGTGGAACGGGTGGTCCGGTTTGCTTGCGCCGCGCCACTCCAAAATTCCCTTCAAAATCAGGTGGTACGGTGGAACGGGTGGTCCGGCCCTCTACGAGGGCGGTTCGGTGTCCGCACCACCGAGCCCGTCGTGTCGGGTTTACCCATGCGGCGCTTTCGCAACGAAGCGCCAGATGGCTTGGCAATTTAATCCGCGCAGGCGCGGCAACAGGGAAGGTTCGAGAATGCAGTGGATCGTTGATGTGGACGGGGACCTGGTCACGGTGAAGCCGGCTCCTTCGTACCTGATTGAGCGAAAGCGCCTGACCGAGAAGACCGAGCGCGCCGGGAAGAAACTTTACGAATGGCCCGTCCATCTTGCGGAAAAGGAATGGGTCAACCTTGAAAGCTTCGAACGCGCGTGGGTGTGGGCGGTTTATAAATCCGGCCTCCCGTTCGACGTGGAGCTAGCGCGCGCCAGCTTTCGATGGGCGGCCGATGAACGCGTCGAGCTGCGCATACCAATCGCCGGGACATCGAACCCACCTGCTTGACCACCGCCACAACTCGCGTCACACACGAACCGTGATCGGCCCGTCAGTGGCTGGCACATCGATCGGACCACGGGCACCTCAACCAGGAGCCCGACGACCATGACCAACCACGAAACGTGCCTGAACGAATTCCGAGACGCGTCCGCCGCCGTGCGGCTCGCCTTCGCCGCCTTGAGCGAGGCGCGCGAAGTCCAGATCATCGCCAACCGCGCTCACGCCGATTGCAACGAGGCGTACGTCTCCGCTCAGTCCCGCCTCGACGCCGCCGACGCAGCCCTGCTTGCCGTTCGCGCCGAACCGCCCGTTGCCGCCGACATCGACGTGACCCGCCAGCCCGTCAGCTTCGGCAGCGTGACGTTCGTCGAGACGACCCTGAACGGCGCCGGCGAGTAGGGGCGCAACATGGGGCGACTAGGGCGACCACGCAAAGCAGGCGCACGCTACCCATCCGGGGGCTTGCGTCCGACCGAGGCGGAAATTGAACGCCGGAAAACCCCTCGGGGCGAGGTGATCGAGCCAACGCCCGAGACCATCGCCCGTAGACAGGCCCTATTTGGCGATTACAGGCTCGCCCGTGAGGAAGTCTGCCCGGTCGATAGGGTGGCCGCCCGCCTCACCGAAGAGCAGTACCACGCGGGCCGCTACGCCCGAACGGTCTATGCCCGCTATGTGGTTGCTATCTGTGGCCCGCGCATAGTGTCAGGCCCGCTCCGCGAGTTTGTGCAGGGGTCAGGCGAGGGCGGCATGACGTGTGAGCAGGCGCTCGCGGCGAAAGACGAATACCTTGACGCGGTCAACGCTGTCGCAAGGTACAGCCAGCGCGCGCTGAAAGACGTCGAGCGGATCATGCGGGGCTCGCCTCCGCGATCGATCGACAACCTAGCCGCGGGGCTGACCGCTCTTGCCGATCACTTGGGCATCTTCAAGCGGGATGTGGCATGACCGTTCAGCCTAATTGTTCCGCGCAAGGATGTGACCGAAAGCACTACGGCTTATCGCTGTGCCACATGCACTACCAGCGTCAGAAAAAAGGCTTGCCGTTTGATGCGCCAAGTCCTGCGTCGCAGGGGGCCGGGTGGCAATTTCTGCTCGATGCAATGAAGTCGAGCACGGACGAGTGTATTGAATGGCCTTTTGGGAAGTACGTTGCCGGATACGGCCAAGCGCGCAATCCAGAGACCAGAAAGAAGGTCTATTCGCATTCTGCAATCTGTGAACTGAAGTACGGGCCTAGGCCGGCGTCCTGCGTTGCCTGTCACAGTTGCGACAATCCTTCTTGCGTGAACCCAAGGCACCTTCGCTGGGATACCCAAAAGGCGAACGTTCAAGAGGCTATCGCGCGAGGACGCACAAAGATCCGCGAGCGGCATCCTATGGCCAAGCTGTCTTGGTCAGAAGTCCGAGAGATACGCGCATCCAACGACAACGCCGAAGTTCTTTCCGCAAGATACTCAGTGAAGCCCGAGCAGATTAAGAAGATCAGGCAGCGCCGACAGTGGAAGGACGTCGCGTAGGGTATTTACAACCCTAGCGAACCTGCTTATTTTGGTAAATTGAGAGTGGCGATCCTTGTTCAGAGGGTCGCCACTTTGTTTTTCGGGGCACCATGATCTTACCGTCAAGGGACATGGTCACACAGATCGAAACCGCGCGCTGGTCCCCCGATCCCGAAACCGTCGCAACCCTAGATTTCATCGTTGTTTCGCTCACCGCTCCCGATGACAGCGGAACCAGCGAGCTGCAACGCATCTACCAGCGTTGCGCCTACGAAGCCGAACGCGACGAAGCTGTCGGGCAGATGGGCTTCCGCCTGGCTGCGGCGCGCCGGCGGCATGTCTACGTCTGGTTCATGGCTGACTGTCCAAATGACGGCTTTGCTACGTTTCATCTGGTTCTTAGCGACCGGCCGATTGTCCGCGAAGACGTCAGACGAAAGGCAAAGCGCAGATACTCGCTGAACCTGCTTCGTGAGCGGTCGGAATGGATAGGGCCAGAAAGCAAAACGCCCCCGGATTTCTCCGAGGGCGTCTGATTTAGGCGACTTTGTTCCAGCGCATGCTGGCAAGCTGGCGGGCCGGATTTGTAACCGGAGCCACCTGCCTGTGGTCCTTCATGGCCCTTGCGAACCCGAAGCTGGCAAACACGTTCACCAGCGAGATGAAGAAGCAGGCGGGCCACAGCGCCCAATCAGGGGCCAAGGCGTATTCTGCGTTGAGGTGTTCCAGGCCTACGTGGTTAAGCCCGGCCTCGATGCAGCCGAAACCTACGCCGAGGACACCGGCAATCACTGCCGTGGCGTAGTTCTTTGTTTCCCAAGCTTCCATCACACGCTCCACAGCGCGGGACAGCAAGAACACAATCACCACCATCGCAACGGTGAGAAGCATTCCGGGCAGCCAGCCCTTGCTCCAGAAGCCGAGGGTAGCTGTGACAACGGACAAGCCTACGAAGGCAAGGCAGGCCTGTTGTTCAAAGGTTTTTTCGTCGGTATATTTGGTCATTAGCGGGTGTCCTTTTCCCGTTAGGACCGTAGGTGAGGGGCTGAAGCCTCCCTGCGGTCCGCTGATTTTCAATCTGCTCTCCAAGCGCGTTTTGCTTGTGCAGTGACATCAACATACGCACTCGCCCACTACGGGATAGGTTACCGCTCAAGGTTACATGGGCCGTTCCTAATCACATGTGCGTGAGTATAGTTACAGTATTCGTGAGGTATAGCCTCAATGGCCTATCCCAACCCGATCATCCGATACCGCGAGAACAACCGCGAAGTCTTGCGCGGCGTCACGAAAGACCATCGCGTTGGGAGGTTCGTCTTGCAGCAACGAGAGGACGAGACGGGCAAAGCTGTCCTAGACTTTACCGACATCCTCAATGGCGCGACCATCACCGCCGCTGTCACTGACAGCAACATCAGCGGATCCGTCGCCGTTTCATCCGGCCAGGTCACGCTGACCACGACTGGCTTAGGCATGGGCTACGGCGACACGGACGTGACCGTGACGTTCTCGGATGGCCGCATCCGCATCGAGAAGCTTCGCTATGTCGAGGTGAACGGGAACTGGCGCAGCGACTATGGTTGGATTTACGCGTCGTGAGTGACCTGAGCGAACAGCAGGAACGGTTCTGCCGATACATCGTCGAAGGGCTCGGCCAGAGAGAGGCTTACAACAAGGCGGGATACAAATCGGGCAGCGATGCGGCCGCAGATGCCAACGCCTCGCGGCTGATAAGTAGTGATAAGATCGCGGCTCGAATTGCTAAGTTGCGCGAACCCATTGCCAGAAAGTTCGAAATTACCACGGACTTTCTCGCAACCGAGCTGCTGAACGTCTGGAAAGCCTCGATAGGCGCAGACGACAGAACCAACGCGCGCCAGGCGCTCATGGACATCGCCAAGCTCACGGGCCGCATTGTCGATATGAGCCGCGTGCAGGCTGAGAACGTCAATTACAACCTGTCCGCAGATCCCTTGCCGGCCGAGGAATGGGAGCGAGAGTTTGGAGACGCGAACGCTCTGGGCGCCGCAGCCGGGTCCACAGCACGCGCTCATTAAATGCCCTGCGCGGGAAATCCTCTTCGGCGGGGCGCGCGGCGGCGGCAAGACTGACGGCATCGTTGGCCGGATCGGCCTGCGCCAGAAGATCATGGGCGCCAATTACAACGGCGTGATCTTCCGTCAGGAGATGCCGCAGGCGGACGACTTGATCGAACGCAGCCAGGCCGTCTACGGGCCGCTGGGCGCGCGGTTCAACAAGGTGCAGAGCCAGTGGAGCTTCCCCGATGGGGGCAGGCTTAGGTTTCGCCCGCTCGAGAGCATAGACGACGCGGCCAAGTATCAGGGCCAGAACCTCACCGACGCGGTGATCGAGGAAGCGGGCAACTATCCGACGCCCGACCCCATCGACCGCCTCTGGGGCGCTCTGAGGGGCGCTAACGTGCAGATGTTGCTGACTGCCAACCCTGGCGGCGCTGGCGCTTCATGGATCCGGCCACGGTTTCACATTGACGAGTGTCCGCAGGGAATGCGGATCTTCAGGGACAAGCTGCCCAACGGGGCGGAACATACACGCTGCTACATCCCAAGCCGGGTGACGCAGAACCGGGCTCTGCTGAGCAAGGATCCGGACTACGTCAACCGCCTGTATCTGGTCGGATCCAAGGAGCTGGTCCGCGCCTGGCTGGATGGCGATTGGAACGCCATTGAAGGCGCGTTCTTCGATTGCTGGGGACCGCAACACGTTGTCAGCCCTTTCGAGGTGCCGGCCGAGTGGCATTGCTTCCGGTCATTCGATTGGGGAAGCGCCAGCCCGTTCAGTTGCGGCTTCTGGGCTGTAGCGAGCGACGACCTGCACCGGCCCGAAGGCGTCATCCCGCGCGGTGCGCTCGTGCGGTTCAACGAATGGTACGGCGCCAAGGGACCGAACAAGGGCCTGAAGCTCACCATTGAGCAGGTGGCCGCTGGCATTTTGGAGAGATCGAAGGGCAAGCGCTACGTCGGCTGTGTCGCTGACCCGGCCATCTTTGCCGAGGATGGCGGGCCGAGCCGCGCCGAGGTGCTGAGACGCAACGGCGTGGCGTTCAAGTCTGCTGACAACAAGCGTGTCGGCCGCAATGGCATGATGGGCGGCTGGGACGAGATGCGGCAACGCATGGTTGGGCATGGCGGCCGGCCGATGATCTACACGTTCTCGACCTGCAAGGACTCAATTCGGACGATCCCGTCCCTGCCTCACGACACGACCAGGCCGGAAGACGTGAACACGGACGCAGAAGATCACGCGGCGGATGAATGGCGTTACGCCTGCATGTCGCGGCCTTGGATTGCACCGAGGCCAGACGCAGGACCGGGACGACCCCGCGACTACCGACCCCCGGCAAAGGCAGACAATTGGCGAGTGCTGTGACGACACCAAACCCACCCTCGTTAGGGGAACGCATCGCGGCTGTGCTGCCGCACCGCAACGGGGCGCCGCACGTGTTCCGCAGTGGTCGCCTGATGCATTGGGGCGGTGATGAAGTGCCTTGCTATCTCACGTCAGACCCCTCGCTCTGGGTTGCCGGTGAGCTGCTGCTGCGCTTGAAAGGCACGAATTGGCAAACATCGTAAGCATGTCGTCTGCCAAGCCCGAAGCGGGCGAGGACGGCGCCGAGCGCATTCGGAAAATGGTGCGCGAGTATCTCGATACGATGGAAGAAGCCCGCGACCGCTCGGCCCTGGCGCGCGACTACTACGACGGCAAGCAGTGGACGCGTGAGGAGATTGCGACCCTCAAGCAGCGCGGCCAGCCGCCCATCGTCTTCAACCGCATCAAGAGGAAAGTGGACAGCATTTTGGGCGTCGAGCGCAACAGGCGCACCGATCCCAAGGCCTATCCGCGCACGCCACGCGACGAGCAAAGCGCCGACATCG